AAGATACAACATTGAATGTATTATCCCACTTAGCACTAGTACCTGTCAAAGAACTATAAGCTGCATTCCATCGACCCGATGAAGAACTAGTTGTTACTACATTGCTTTGCCAAACAGCAGAATATCCAGCAAATAAAGTAGTAGATGAATTCCATAAATTACTATTTCCACCCGAGGCATATATCACACCATTACCAGAAATATTGCCATTTACTGTCAGTTTCTCATTAGGTGTTCCTGTACCTATACCCACATTCCCATTTCCTTCCAATGTCATCATAGGTCCGGATCCGGCGTTGTTCATCTTTATACCGGCGCCAGGACCCCCCTGACTTATGAATATTGCATTGGGTGCACCGAATCCAGGATTAACAACTGATAATGCATCAGTTACGTTTGCCGTAACATTTACTAATGTTGTAGTACCCAGTGAAGATAAATTTCCATATATTACAGTATCACCTTGAACTGCTAATTTTAAATTATTTGCCAATAAATTAATGTCTGTATTAACTCCTAATCTATCAACATACATTGTTGAAGAATTATTTTTAACCCAAGTTAATGAATCGCCAAAACTAGCTGATACATCATTTAAAGTGGTATATGCGCCGTCCCAATTAGCAGAATTACTTGACATTAATGCATAGGTAGCATCCCAATTTGAACTAAGAGAAGATACTGTACCATAAGTATTTTGCCATGATCCACTGTTGATAGAAACTGCAGAGTAAACACTATTCCAATCTCCACTCAAAGTACTTACCGTATCAAACGTAGCATCCCAATTTGAACTAAGTGAAGATACTGTACCATAGGTATTTTGCCATCCTGCAGTTAATGGTTTAATATCATTACCTTGATACGACCATGATCCACTGTTGATAGAAACTGCAGAGTAAACACTATTCCAATCTCCACTCAAAGTACTTACCGTATCAAACGTAGCATCCCATTTAGAATGATCTAAAGGCAGGGCATTACCCCAATTTGCACTTTCTCCGCACACAGTGCTGTAAAGACTAGCTAGGTTAGTAGATAGTTCTAATACAGTGGGGGTTAATATACTCCCCGAAGGAAATGTAATACTGGGCATGCTTTTATTTATTTCAAAAGCATAAATAATTGTATGGCATATACCGATTTTGATACCGATGTACGTAATAATCCAGCTTCATTGGAATATGGTAAATTCATTAAAATTAGTGATACAGATACTAGATTTCCATATGTGTCAACAACCCGTGTTGCCTATGCTGAAACTGGTGTAGAGCCCACTTCATCTGTTGATGTATATCCACACACCGCCGTTTTAACTTATATTGTAAATGCCGGTGATATAGCCGGTGGTACGGGAGGCGGCGGTGGTACTACCGTGGTAACGCCTCTCACAACTAATAACTGGAATATTATAGAATATAATGTCGGTACCTCTTTCGGGGCGTTCCCATCTAATGCCGCAAAGAAAATATCTATTGTTAATGATTCTGGCGATGTATTTACAGGTCAAAGTGTTGCTCTTCGTAGAACCGGATCATTAACCAGTTTTGTATTGAGTCCAGGCATGGCATTAGACCTTGAATTAGTTGCAAATACTAATGAAATTTCTTTGTCAGCTTCCGCGGCATGTACCATACACGCTGTATGGTCTAACCAAGGTTAATCTTCTAAATTCTCTGTATAAGTAAAATCATAACGAAATGATTTTACTTCATGCCCGGTATATTCTTTAATATGCTCAGCAAATTCTTTTTCGATGTATTCTTTATTGATATTTTCTTCTACACCGAAAGTAAGAAATGTTGGTCTATCATCTTGAACACCTTCCGCAGTTGGTGTTACATATTCTATCTCCGTGATGTTTACAATGTGTGGCATACTTTTTAAGTTCTAATTTTAATTTGTCATTTTCTTTTTCAAGACATTCTTTTTGAAATTTTAAAGAAATTATATCTTGTTCTAAGATAGAAACCTTCATTTGAAGATCTTCAGACATAAAATTATTTAGTCAAAAATATATTGTTTGTTTCTTATATCTAAGATAGCTAGATTTTTTTGTTTAGCTTCAATTTCTAAATCCATATCAGAATATCGCGGTAATTCATTAATATAATCAGAATGAGATCTATCTAATGAATGATCTCTACCTTCACTATAATGGAATAGGGCTTTTACTCCATATCTAGTCCAAGAGCCGACGCATGCTTCATGAGCTTTCCATTCTGGCTCTCCTTCATTATTAATCAATCTATGATGATAATCTAAGGTAATAGGAGTATTGGGAAAAGCTCTATGTATTTTTTGCCAAGTCCAGTAACTTTTATCTTCATTTTCGAATACTAGTCTGGCACGAACTTTCATTGATAATTTATCTATATTTAAAAGCGCCGCATTGATAGCTTCCTGAGATCTTTTGCCATTAGAGAGATGAATGTTGATGGGATATTGAAAGTTCTCATGAATTCCTAAATTTGACATGATAGCGCCATGCATTTCAAGATTAGTTAATGAAGAAGAAGATATTTTTTTATCAGGATTAGTAATAATACAAAATTGTGAAGGATGCATTGACAGTCTGCCACCCAAAGAAATAAATTCATTAATTTTTTTTCTTGACATCAACCAATATTCTTTATTATCGATATAATCGTTGAAGTAATCAGAATAAGGTTCAAGATCAGCTAACGGGAATAAAGAAGATGAAATTCTATAATGCCAAATATTATTATTAATACAATAATCTACTACTTTACATAATTCATTTAAATTATGATCATATATATTTTTTAATTTATTGTATATTTTATCATTATTCTTTTTAGCCCACGTAACTGTAGTAGACCTAAATTCACTAGCTTCGTTACCCAACAATAAACAACATAATCCTAATCTCATAGACTATTTTTATTCCATTTTAAAACATGATCTGGTCTCTGATAACCATACTTATAATGAAGGGTTTCATGATCTTTAATACCCCTTTCTTCGTAAATTTCTTTAGCTAGATCCATTAAACAATCTTCTGTTGGTACGTATGTAGACAAATGGCAACAAGCAGACTGGACTAATTGCCAATATCTCCAACCAGCTGGTGTACGAATGTCTAATACTTGAGGGTATTTGTTATAAATTCTCCAAATATTTTTTTCATCAAAATGTCCTTTGAATTTTTCTACATATTTAAATTCCTTTACAACATCAAATTTATTGATATTAGGATAAAGAATTGGTTCGCCATTTGGTTGCCAGAAAGGATATGATACTTTTTCTGACTGCAATGTTTTATCATTTAAATATTCATCATTTACTGGTAATAGGCTGTCATGTTTCTTAACAGCATTATCTTCTGCAATATTTAAAATATTAAATAATTGATTTTTTAATTTTGCTTCTTCCTTATCTAATTCTCTAATTTTTAAGTAAGTATTCTCTCTAGCATTCGGTGATTGAATTTCTCTATAGAGCTTTTCGAATAATGCTTTTTCTTCTTTAATTTTTTGAATACGAAATTCAAAGGCTTCTTTTTTTGTTAGAAGAGTAGGTGTATACTCAAGAATTACATCATCGGGGATGAATATCTTCTTTTCTGGTTCACATGCAACTAGAAAAATTGCAATAAGAGGAATAATTTTACTTAGTTTCATTTTGGATCATTCTTTCTTCATTAAGAGATACTTGCAATAGAGCTTCAGATCTACTAGCTTTTTCTCTTAGTGATTCAACAAGATTATCTATGGTTTCTTTTCGTTTTTCATAAGCAGATACAGCAGGTAGATCCGCAGTAGTCTTAGCCATGGCAGTATTGATATATGTTTCGTCTTTGATTAAACGAATCTCTTCTCTTTTCCTTTCTAGAACTTCATAGAAGCCATTTAGCTCTTTTTCGGCTTTTGGAATCCTATCATGAAGCATCGCTAACTTTTGATCCAAGAAAGACGATCGGGTAATCTTACCGTCTGCCATGGCTTGATCTGCTTGCTTCTGAAAAAGAATTTCCATAGTCCTAAGTCGTACTAACCTTTCTTTTAGTACACCATATTGCCTACGATAAAATTCAATAGCAGCTTCTCCTTCACCCACTTGCTGCAACAATTTATCTTCTTGCTTATCTCTAAAAACAGTGAGAGCCACATCTGTCTTCTCTGTGCAAGAGATAAGTGTGGCTCCTACTAGGACTGAACAAATGAGGATTTTTTTCATATCCTCATTTTAAATGGTTTCCCTAATCAATCAAATTAGATTCTTCAAAAGCTTCTTCAACTTCGCTAGTAGCTTCTTCCATTTCGGCTTTGATTTTACTTTTAAGATTAAGGAGCTTACTTTCAAAGTCTCCTAACTTTTGTTTCAATGAAAGAATTTCTTCTTGCTTTGTATTAAGTTGTGAATTTAAATCTGCTACAATAGTATTTTGTTCTGTAATTTTAATTTGCAAATCATTAACAGAACCTTGAATAGATGCCAATTCGACATTTTTTGATTCTACTGTATTAGACAGATCTGCAATAGATGAATCTTTAGATTCTAATTGTGATTGGAAAAAATCCCTTTCACCTCGTACAGCTTCTAAAACAGAACGCATAGCATCTAACTCTGCAGTTGAATTAGAAGAATTAGATACAAACATATCATAGTTTTGTTGTACAGAAGTTAATTGATTTTGTAAATCACTTACTCTGCCCCATGCCATATCCTTTTCGTTTACCATATTTTGGTAATCTTGGGGATTCACATAGTTCCAAGAACTAGTCTGTGCTTCACTAAGATAATTGTTTAATTGTGATAACTCATTATTTTTATCATTAATGAGTTCTTGAATAATTTGTGTTACTCTATATTGATCCATAAAATTAAGCTAATAAGTCTTGTTCGACGGTTCCATTATAAACAATAGATACTGGTCTATTTCCATCCGACATCAAATGTTTAGTAGGGTCGATACCAATTTGATTATAGATAGTAGCAGCCATATTTTCAACGGTCAAAGGTTTTTCTTCTGGTTCAGCACCCGTAGCATTGGATGCTCCATGAATATAGCCTTCCTTAAATCCACCACCTGCAAAAGCTACTGAGAATACTCTTGGCCAATGGTCTCTGCCGGCATCTTTATTGATCTTAGGAGTTCTGCCGAATTCAGAAGATACCATTACGATTGTATCATTAAGCATTCCTCTTTGTTCTAGATCTTTAATTAACGCAGCATATGCTTGATCGAATGCTGGTAATTGATTTTTGATATTAGCGCCGATAGCAGCATGATGATCCCATCCACCATAAACAACAGAAACGAATCTTACTCCAGCTTCTACTAATCTTCTTGCCATTAAGAATCTTTGACCAGCTTGTGTTTGACCATAAGCATTACGAATATGTTCTGGTTCTTTAGAAAGTTCAAATGCTTCTCTGGCTTGTTGAGAAGAAACAAGATCATACGCTTGTTGATAAAACTTGTTCATAGATGCAATGGCATCAGCACCTTCAATAGAACGGAAATGATTATCTACTGTTTCTAGAATACTACGGCGGCGATTGAATCTAGCTTCGTCTACACCTGCATTCATTTTTAAATCTCTAACAGCAAAATCTTTTGATGCTGGGTCTGATCCTAATGAGAAGGGACCAAAAGCTTTTGAAAGATATCCGGTACCGGCATCTTCAGAATTCATATTCGGAACACAAACATAAGGAGGAAGATAATTTCTACTTCCAAATTCATGTGCCACAACAGAACCAAAAGAAGGATACTTAATAGCAGGAGAAGGGCGATATCCAGTAAACATATTATGTGTTCCGCGTTCATGTGCTGCTTCCCCGTGAGTCATAGAACGAACAACTGTGATCTTGTTAGCAATCTTAGCTGTTTCTTTCATATACTCAGAGAAGTGTACCCCGGGTATACTTGTTTGAACTGAACCTAATGGACCTCTGAATTCAATAGGAGCATGTATTTTTGGATCCCATGTTTCTTGTGCTGCTGCGCCGCCCGGCAAGTAAATGTGAATAATTGACTGTGCTTTAGCAGAAATCTTAGACTCAGACTGAGCTCTAAGAACATCACCGGTTGTTAGGCCCAACCCTCCGAAGAGGCCAGCATAGAGGAAATCTCTTCTATTCATATTATTATTTATCAATTATTTGGAAACTATTTCACCTAAATATTTTTATGGCTTTTGTATGGCAAATTAAAAGGCGTTTAGCGGGTGATCCAGGACCACCCACTGTTTTAGATCCGGGTGAATTAGCTTTTAATGAATTAGATAACACTCTTTATATAGGTACAGAAATTCAAGATCTTTCTGGTACTAGTACTGATACATTATCTACTTCAGCTATTCCGGTTCTCTAATCCATCCGGATGGTTAATCCGAATGGTGCTGTGTCTTTATTGTTACCTCTAACTACGAAAATAGTATCACAATAGGTTGGATCACCAAATCCATTACCTGGATACAAATCGGTGAAATTAATATAAAGTTTTGCGTCAATAGAATTATCTTTCATATATTCATATGATGCATTGAAATCGGTACCTCCGCCGCCCTTTACCTCATAAGTAGAAATATCTCTTCCTTCATCAGCTCGGAAGACTTCGGGATTATATACAACCGTATCATAACTCCATACATGAATTTGATAATCACTATACTGTGACATAATACCATAAATCTCACTCAAGAATGCTTTTAAATCATCTTCATTAATAGATCCAGAAGCATCAATACCGACACAAATGTCTAGAGTTTCATCTCTCTTCATGCCCGGTAATTTAAATGGTGTAGACATGCCTTTCTTAGAAGGTGTAAGAAAAGAATAATCAGAGCGAATAGTGCTTTGAATTTGATTACGAAGAATTTCTCTCCAATTCATTTTCGGTGAAGATAATCCTTCAATAATACGGCCCATTCCCTTTGGAATATTACCAGCACAATTCTGAGCAGCTGCCATTAGCTGTGATTTGATTTCATCGCGAAGTTTTTGCTTTTCTTCTTCTGTCATGCCTTCCATATTAGGACGCTTTCCTTTACCCTTACCATCTTTCTCATCATCATCCTTACCGCCAGAAAGATGTTCATCCAGAAGTTTTTCTACCATCTCATCTAACGTCATACCGGCAAATGTATTATTCTTATCCAATTCTTCTTTAATCTTATCATAGATTTGCTCGGCAGATAGATCTCTGAATTGTTGGTCTAAGAGAGTACCGGGAATTTGCTTTCCGATATTATTATCGGAGAGAATTAGATTAATAGCAAAGTCTGCAGCAACATTCCAAAGCTTAGGTTCTCTATTTCCTCTACGAATATGATGCTCAAAACAATTATGAAGCACTTCATGTGCATAGAGAAACACCGTCTCTTGTGTAGAGAGTGCATGAATGAATGCTGGATTATAAAAGAAATTACGACCATCTGTTGCAGCCGTATCACACCAATCCTCTGCGCGAGTACGTTTGAGGTGCGGAACCATCTGACCAAAGAAAGGATGCTTAATTAGCAACGAAACAGCTGCCTTGACCAATTTTTCTTCAACAGCTGGAATATTAATATTTTCAATCTTTTCGAGCTTCTTTTTCATATGAATTATTTTATGGGGTTTCTAAAAGAAATGAGAGCTATCTATACACCCGTATAGATAGCTCTCATTATAGGCTACTTATCAATCATTACTATCAAAAACATACTTACCATACTTATTAAAGAAATCATCAAACGAGGTTAGCTTCTTTGGATCAATATCCAATTCATAATTAGTCAAAGCCACCTTAGCACCCATGATAACCAATTCTGTTGGAAAATTATCCATCATGAAACGGAAGTAGCGATCAGCATAATCATGCCATTTCTTCGTCTTAGCATTTGCCAATTCTTTCAATTCATAACAGAGAGAAACCGTCAGAGAATACATTGCAGAGACTTCACGACTTTCTTTATTCTTAAGCTCTGTTACTTTACCTTCAAGAATATCAATTGCCTTAGGTAACTTACCACAAAGCTTACGATGTGCTACGAACTTCAAAGCCAATCCATCTCCAATAGCTCCCGATACGAGATCTGTCAAAGAATTAACATCTTCATCTTCATCCCAGAGAAGATCAGATACGAAATTCCAGGTACGCGGACATGCAAAAGAACGGGATGGAGATTGGGGATCAAAATTAAAAAGATCTTGCTTTGCGAAAGAAATATAACCAATAACGTCGGGATGAACATTATGATTCACAGCCCAATCTACCCAGTCATCATTAGACACTGTCATTTCGAGATGAATAAACCGCGAAGCCAATGGAGCGGGCATCTTATAGGTAACGCCGCGATCACCTTCACGATTACCTGCAGCTACAATGTCTACACCATCTGGCAGACGATACTTACCTACACGGCGATTCAAGATCAACTGATAAGCTGCAGCTTGAACAGCAGGAGGTGCCGAAACAATTTCGTCCAAGAAGACAATTGCTTTGCTATTTGGATCATGCGGCAATTCACTTGGAGGAGCCCAATTCATGGTGCCGTCTTTTTCATTAAGGTAAGGCATTCCCTTAATATCCGTAGGATCCCAGAGAGCCAGACGAATGTCGATTACTTCGCGACCTTGTTCTGCACCGATTTGTGCAACAACGTCACTCTTACCGATTCCCGGAGGACCCCAGAGCATAATTGGACGACGCTTAGACATCGCACGCTTAATTGCTTTGGTTGCTGATTTCGGACTGATGGTTCTGATTGTGGTGTTTGATGTAGTAGCCATATGTTTTAATTGATGTTTAAATTTTAGGGGGTTTCAGATGATTATCTGATGTGTGAATACTTTTTAAGTTCTCTGACAATTTCTTCTTTTCCATTCCAATGATAAATTTTAACAAAACGACGAATCAATTTAAGATTAGTAATAATAATGCTCTTAGTTACAAAACGAGGAATCATCTCTAGATTGGTTTTAATGTCAATGGCGGTTTCATTATTGAATTCAGGTGCAGGTAGAGGCAATTGTGTAGTAGTTGTACCCAATCCTTTATCGAAATAAAAATTTAAAATATCTTTTCTTTTTGTATATCGTTTATATGTGTTTCCTTTCTTTACATATAAGCCTTTATATTCTGTATTCTGTCTGAAAAGATGACAACCCCAATAACCCATTTTTTTATTAATATTATAATAAGAAGAACGATAGCTTATAGTAACATTCCAATCTGGTCCGAACACATCACTCTTTATTGGAACATTGCAATGAAATCCATCATTCAAAATAGAAAAATACTCAGCATCTTTTGATTTGATAAAATCAAAAATAATATTAAAGTTGTGTTTTTCATCTTGATCAATCTCTTTATTCAAAGTAAATGCTACTAATTTAAGTTCATCCATATAGGCTTTATCATATTTTGCCCGCCTACTAAGCTCATTGAGCTTATCAATTTTTTCAACTCTAAACATGTTATCAATATATTGGGTTTCGAAACCCCTGAACTTATTAACCATGCAAACATTTCTTCCTTATCCTGATTATGAAAAATCTTTAAGAGTCTTGGATTATAGAAGACTAGGAAAACAAAGAGCAGAAGTTTTGGGTATTTTGAGATCATTCCAAATGAAGCCTGATCAAGATAAGACATTAGGGTTTAGGGATCCATGCAAATGGATGTGGTGGGGGCACTTTAATCAGTTAGTAGAATATGGAATTGTTTCTTGCCGAGAATGGAAAAGACGAGGATATAAAGACAATACTGAAGACCAAATTGCTTTTTATAAGGACTTTTTCTCTTCTAATAATGAATTACCCTTTTGGTTTGGAGACGAAGAAATTCATTACACCCATCAATGTGTTCTAAAGAAAAAGGATCCGGTATTTTATGGAGAGGTGTTTCCAGAAGCAGATCCTTCTGTTGGTTATATCTGGCCAGATTGTAGACATGGTATAAAATGGAGTAAATAACAACATGAGTTCTTTTAAACAATTCTACACAGAGACTGTTAATAAATTTAATACTGAATGGCAAGATGCTAGAACGGATGCCAAGAAAATCAAAGATGTTGATGAGAAAATTGCATTTGTAAAAAGATTCATTAACGATAGTCCTACTAAGGCTAATTTAGGAAGAGTATTAAACTGGGCAAGAATGACAAAATTGGGTTATTCTACTTCTCCCGAAAAGCAGTCGAAATTTGATGACTTTATTGATTACTTACAAAACAATGAAGAAAAATATTCTGGAGAAGATAAAGATGTTGATCTTTATGATATTTCAGAAGAGCGTTTTAAGAAAATTTATAAGGATTTGATTAATAGAAGAAATGATTTTCAACACGGAGGAAAGAGACCTGAAACCATGATAGTTTATCTCTCTAAAATGAAATCTGTAGCTAAGGAACGTGATATTGAATTACCAGAAGATAAACAAGATTAAAACACTTTCTTAGCCCCGAAAGAATTCACCGTATATACAGTGCCGTTTGATTTTCTGAAAATTGCATTTTCATTTACTAAACATACATCACTCATTATATTCTTCATATTGAATTTTCTAAAATAAGGTATAAATGGTGGTAACTTAGGTAATTCAGCTTCTGTTTTGTATCCACCAATGTATAAATTATTATCTTTGTCTAGATATGTTATTTTAAATTGTCCAGAAAGAGGATCTTTATTTGTGATGACAATTTTTGCATTTTTAACTACGTCTCTTTCTTCGAAATTATAACATGCGGTTGGAGTATATATAATTGAATCTGAATCATTATTTACTAAGCATACTCCTTTAAAATTATTGCCCCAAGCATATAACGCGCCATCGTCTTTTAATGCAAATACATTCCCACTCACATAACCATATGTACTATTGAGTGTTCCTACTATTTGTTTTATATTAGTGAGATTATCAACCTCTTTAAAATAAGGATCTTTGACACCTAAAGGTCCTCTCCCCAATATACCACATGCATGATCACCGCATGCCCATACAGTAGATAAAGTACTGATATATAAATTATTTTTATATCCAATTGATATAGAATCAATAAGTTTATCCGCATCATTCACATCTGCTCCATCTTTTTTGCATTGTCTGAATATTTTAAAAGATTCATCGTATTGTGCGGAAATGCCCCTACCAAGCTGTCCATCACTATTATCACCAGCTGTAAATAATTTATTATCTTTAGTTATTATAGAAATCAATGTTCTGCCACTACCCTGAGATGTAGCACAATTAATAGCAAAATCTTTTACATTTTTTTCAAATTGATAAATTTTAGTTGGACCCATTTCGTTTACAAAACCATTGCCAAATGCCCCGTCCGGGCTATAGCCCCATAACCACAAAGAATCTTCTGTATCTAATGCACCAAATATAGCTGTGAAACGACTAGACGATCTGCCCTTATCACTAACCATTTTAATACTTTTAAATTTTGGTTCATTTCCGTCTTGGTCTTTCGCGATAACCTTAATAAAACCGCATGTTGATTCATCATACCCAGCTCCAATTCCTATTCCACCAGCTGGCATATTTAAATATGGATAAATTATTTTATTATTAATATAACCAACTTGACTGTTTGTTGTTTCAGTATAGAATAGTCTATCTTCATCATCCATAAAAAGACCCCGCGGCGTCCAATTTAATGTTGTTGTTATGGTATTAACATAACCCTTTGCTTCTGTGCCATTAATAGTTTCGAGATTAATATTATTATCTTCATTTTTATATAATCTTTTTATAAAATTTGAAGTAGAAATAATAAAATCATTATCATTCCCACCTAACATGTATGAAGGCAAAGAAAATTTAATCTGTGCTCCATAACCATTTACATCCTTAGCATTAGCTGCACCTCCAGTTCCTATATATTCTGATACTATTCTATTAGAGGGTATATCCGAACTGAAGTTTTCTATTCTCCATATCTTTTTATTACCGCCATCCACAACGAACATATCTGTTCCACTTATTGCCAAACCACTAATATCTCTAAAACGAGCATCTAGAGCCGGACCCGCTAAATTTGAAGCTGTCGCTGCACCTGCTACTGTATAAATTTTATTATCTGAAAATTTTATTTTTTGAATAGATGTTCCTTTATTTGAAAAATATAATGAATCACTAGTTGAATCATACACAATTGCACGTGGATTATGCAATAAAGTACTTATGGCGGGATAATTAGTTGATAGGGGTGTAGTGGTTTTAGAATAATCACCCCAAGTTTTTGTAAGATTTGTTATTTTGTAATTGTGATTAGCTTGGATTTCTATTTGCTTTATATAATGCCAACTATTAAAACTTCCAGAAGTAATTTTTTCATTGTTATTAACTACCCAAATATATTTATTGCCGCTCCTTTCACCATAACATAAGTTTATTGGATTCCAAAATTTTGCTAAACTACCACTCAATCCTTCGCCTGATAAAACACCGCCAGTAGTAGTGGCACCTATAGCACTTACAGCTATCAATGCAGAAAGGGCAGGATCTAAACTTATTTTGCTGATTGAATGTGTTCCTTTGTTTGTTACGTATAATGAATTTTCCGAAGGCGAAAAAGCTATACCTCTGGGATCATTAAATCGCACAGCTGATAATTTTCCGGTAGTTGATTGTATATTGGCTGCTGCAGCTGCGATCGCGGGTCCGTTTGGATTTCCGGCTATCGTAGTAACTTTACCATAAGATTTATTTACATTATCATAAATTATTTTTCTAATTACATTGTTAGAACTATCTGCTATATATATATTTCCATTATTATCTTTTGTTATTCCTTTAGGAAAATTAAATTGTGCTGGCTGATCAACATTTGTATTTACATAATATTCAGAGATGCCATCAAAATTATTTTCATCATTAGTTGTGATGGTAACTTTTTGTATTTTTTTAGTCGTAGTATCTGCAATAAATAAATTTTTACCATTATTAGATATTGCTATTCCGAATGGATCAGTGAATCTTGCAACCGCCGCGCCAGGTGCCGCTGAGAATATACCTGTCTCATCACCCGGATTTTCATTAGAAATAGTCCTTACTTTATAATGACCATTATCTTTTCTCCATATTCTTTTTATCCTGTGTTGGTCAGTTACATAAGCAATTCTATGATTTGTCGGATCAATTGCAATTCTTTTTAATGTATGAAAAACTGGTGCCACAAGACCATCTGTGTCTCCATCTATATGATTTTGGGTGCCGGTGCCAATGGCAGTTACTAAAATCATTTCAGTTGTTGTATATGGTGTAACACCTGCTGCAATATTCGTAATATCAAATATTTTTATTTTTCTTTGATTTGTCGCCGTATCACACACATATAATAAATTCTTTCCATTATCTCCTGAGACCATAGCAATACCTGTCGCATTTAATAATTGGTGACCCGATGTATTTGCAGCATAGCTATGTGAAGACACTAATTCACCATAATGATTAATTCTCCTTATAGATGCATTAGAATTGCCTGCATTTGGTAATAATGATACATAATAAAATGAATCTGATGATAATTCAGGTGAATTTGTTTTATCAATAATAATATCTTGTTGCGGCGTAGAAGAATATTTTTGAATGCCGCAAATATCCTTTTCTCCATTTAATAAAATTAATCCAGTAATGGCTTTAGATCCCCCCACTGTTGCGCTGGTATTAAAGGTGAGAGTGCCCAATGCAAATAACCCACCAAATTTATTTTTTACAACCGATTGGGGACTTAGACCGTCGTTAACGCCCCAGCCTTTGGCGTTATAACCAGCTACCCAAACAGTACCATCTATACTATCATTAGAACTTGAAAGAAGTGCCATGGCGCAATTGTTACTCCAGTATAAATCAACGATACTTGTACCAGACAAAGTATCTAATATATCACCACCATAAGGTCTAAAATCACTCCCACCCGTACGCCCATCATATTCTGCCCAAAATGGTACTCTTATGTTCTCATAAGGTGAAACAACGGCGGTACTACCAAATATATTTTGAGGTAAGTGCCCCCAAGCTATTACCCTACTGTCATTTGTAATAGCCGCATACCCGGGATTTGTGAGATCGCCACAAGTAGATTTAGCTAATTGTTTAATATAACTAGATTCATATACAATTGCTTCTTCAGGATTTTTTACAACAAAAGTTTGATTATTTCCATCATAATTGATAGTTGCTCCATCTAAAAGTGAAATAGCTGTTGATGATAATTCTTCTACATTTACACGAGAAGGAGCATAGGCTGTTACACCGGCATTTTCGGTCACTTTTAAAACATCATTTAATTTTGCGCCAGTTGTTTTAATTTTATCAGGAGAAACATCTGTGGTTAATCCCGGCGCAACTATCCCACCGGTAACATATAGAAATCCCGTAAAAGATGCATCGGTGGCCGAAATATTTCCAGTTGCAATTAAATTTCGATCTGTGTATATTTCACCCCGTGAACTTATTCTTTCTGTATTAGTAATCTTCCCATAAACAGATAGTCCAGTATCTAAAGGGTTACTATCTGCTCCAACAATGACATTATCTGAAGTAAATCTTTGTTGTTGTGTTACTTTTTCAATTCCCATATTTTTATTTATTTACATTGCTCATCATATGCTTTTATTTTTTTGATCATTGCATAAATAGTGATACTGACCATGCCAGAATATAGTACGATAAAGATAAAACGTAGAAGGGTAGGATCCGCGGGAGCCCCTTCTAGTTTAAAAAATGGTGAACTGGCATTCAATGAAATAAATGATGTATTATACTATGGTAGTGGTGAAAATGGTGCCGGTGACGCTACCAATATCATTCCTATAGGCGGAAGAGAATATTATACCATTTCTTATGACATAAATACGCCCGAATCCCTAGTAGGGGGTGAAGATGTCAATTATTTTACTGTTCCATTCAATCTTAATGTTGTTGCCTGGACTCTTTTAGCAACTGTTACTGGATCTGTTTTATTAGATATTCAAACTTGTGATTACGACAATTATCCCAATATGGTTTCTATCTGTAATGGTAATAAACCATTTATAACCAATGATATTAAGAACCGAGACTTAGATGTTCTTGATTGGGAAGAGTATCTTCAGAAAGACAATATATTAATAATAAAAGCACTGTCAGCGGAAAATATTGACCGCGTGACAGTGCTTTTAAAATGTGAGAGGGTTTAGAACCCAATCATCACAGCAAACGCAAAAGGTTGATTTTCAATCAATTCAGAATCTATGAGGTACCCCGTAGGAGCACCCATAAACCAATATTCTTGAATACCAATATCTTCACTTGTTTGCCCAATACTGGTAGAACCTTCTCCTTCATACCAGTAGTCTAAATTTCCATTTATATCAATGTTAGCCATATATTTTTATTATATTGTTATTTTGCTTTCCAATCGTCAATGATGACTGATCCAGTTGTACCGGTACAATCAACAAAGAATTCCATTATACCAACTCCTGATGCAGAAGGCGAAGTAGTAGTGAATGTTGATGAGTTAGATATTGGATATAGTAATACATCATCATCAAATCCAAGTGAACTATTTTTCTTCAACATTAAACGGGCGTCTCCATTTACTGTTGTTGTAACTTTCATTCTTATTTTTACAGCGTCATTTGAACTTACTGCTACGAATTTGCTACCAGATTTGAATCTATCTGTTAATGAGCTAGGTGTAATTTTTTCTGCTATATTACCTGCTACTACTGATGTATCTGTTGCTCTCTTTCCTTTTCTATAGAATGATTCATGACTACCTTTATTTTTATTTTTATTCATGAATATGATCCCGCCGGACTTAATATTATCAGGAGGTAAGCAAGAGAGGTTCTGGACTCCAGCATCTGTGGTAACTGTATTTGAGAATTGATAAGTACCTAATACTGTACCACTTAATGTCACTGCGAATCCCGTACTAACAGCAGCAAGAGTTGAATTATCAAAATGGAAATTCAAGAAATCTGTTTCTCTAATATGCAACGGCACGGCACTATAAGCTGATGTCATTGTAGTATTCTTATTCAAATAGATATCATCAAATATAACTGGCCTAAAGCTTTTCGAAGAATATATAATCATATTAGGAATATTCGAAGCAACCAAACCAGTAACAGATTTTACCTTAGTTATTCCATCACCCAACTTCAGCTGTATATTAGTTGTTGAATTGTCAATTGCTAATACACCAGTTAATACTCCTGTCATATTATTCAGATTTAATCCAATGGTATCATTATTTCTTGTTAAAATATCTATTGCTGTTAATGAATTAGCTTCTCTGTAATCTACATTAGAACCATCAATTGATATTCCATAACCTGTATTTTTTGTACAACTTATATTAGATATTGTTGTATTTTTTAAGCTGGGGGAACTATTGTCAATAAACATACCACCTACGCCATTAATATTATTCAAAATATTATTAATTTTAGTAACGCCGGTTTTTACCGTTCTTTTATATAATAATAATGTCTCGTTGTCAAAAACAAATGGAGTTGAAGGTACTGTAATTGTATCTACGGAGTCATATTCTGCTCTATTTAATATGCGGAATCCATATACACCTTTATTAGTAAGATCAGTACCCCACCCCAAAGCAATACCTCCATCAGTCGCTTTATATTCGAAAGAAGAATTATATAGCATTATTCTAGATCCATTAAGATATACCGATATAGAATCATCTTTTCGGCATATTGCAATATGATGCCAAGTATTTATCGGCAAATATGGTAAAGTAGCTGATGCTCTTGTTGTAAAGGTTGTTTCATATGTTTTTAATCTAAATGTCTGTGTATTTGATTGATACGATAAAATAATAGCACCCAATTCAGCTTCGGAATAATTCCCCATCAAATTAAATGCATTGGTATTATTTACACTAAATTTTAAGAATGCTTCTATAGTGAAATCATCGAGGAAAATATATTTTGAATTACCGGGCCATATCAGGCGTTTTGTGAAAGGAAAAGTACTTGTTTCATCAGGATATTGTTCACTCAGAGGAGTATCAAAAGATACTAAATTAGTTGTTGCTTCTTCTGTTATTTCGATGTCTTCATCAGACATGTCTTTATTTTCACCCGTTGTGGGTTTAGCTAAGTATAATCCGCCCTGTGTGTTATACCAGTTAACAGATCCTTCTATATTTCCTTCAGCATTTTCTATATAGGTTCCCCTTTCAGTATTTCCCAATGAAATATTATTAGTAAAATTGCATGTTTCTCCCAATGTAGCGTTTTGCAATTTAATGCCATTTTTTCCTGACCGCAATATTATATTATCATTAATATTAAAATTATCAGCTATATTATTAAAGGCAAATGCATTACCAGCGTATTTATAAAAAACGGTATCTCTTATGGTTACATTACTTGACCTGCCATATAGGGTTGTAGCATCAACTCCAGTACTGGTTGAACCGTCTAAATAACATCCCGACAATAGGAAACTACCACCGGGTTTAACATTTAAAACTATTGATCCAACTTTTTTAGATGTGCTTCTGCCTAAATGCTCGAATTCAGTATCGCAAATATATGTATTTGATGTTTTATCAAACTGCAGCCACCCTCTTCGATTGGTTGATAATCCTTTAATAGCAAAATTTCTTGTGGCATTTGCTATAGAAGGTATACCAGCCAGATACTGGTGTGCATATAATGAATTGGTAGTTGTAGAAAGTCTATTGGTTAAAACACTTTTTGTAGATAATTCTTCAAATTGTGCGCTGTTTGCAGACGGGGGTAAAAATATTAAACTATCACCCGATAACCAGTTTGTTGGTGTTTCATTAAGTGTGAATACACTACGTGTTGCTGTATGGTCACCCGTTAAAGTAGCTTTTATTGTTTTTTGTTGGCCTCTAATATCTAACGCGCCACCCGCTAAAACATGAATTCTGGATTCATCCATATTTAATACTTTTCGATATCCCGGGGCCGATGAGAGAATAAAAGTGCCGCCTGAACCTATTTTTAATCCATTATTGGTAATATTAAATGTATTATTGGATGTAGTAGGTGAAGTAAATGTTCCATAATTTTGTATCGATACGTTGTTAAGTGCCCAATAACTTAATGATGTGGTAATAGTAATGGGGTCGATGACATTCTCATTTGAGACAGACCCGCCAATCACTACTTTTTCTAAGTGGCCTGGTCTATAATAAACATCACTAGTCGCATCTACATATAAGAATACAGTATCGGCAGTAGCAGATAATGTTGAAGCCAGTGGTATGTTCGTGTTAAAATTACCGTCGTACAACGCTCTACCGTCTATAATACGTGGTCGATACATAAAACCATGATAACTACCAGATGTGGGAGAAGATTGTGCACCGCCAAGCGTGAATGTTGCAGCGTTTTTAAATACTTTACCTATGTTTGCATTGTCTAAAGTAATAGTAGATCCAGCAACTCTCTGCCCGGCAGAATATAATGAAATTTCATTGCCCTTTCTGCATGCAGCTACATGTCGCCAAACGCCTTCTGAATAAGGCAATTTTAAGGTGAATGCTGTATGACTTAGATACATTTCGCCATTGAGATATGATAGCTGTAAATTGTCACCTGCAGTATCAAAATTCATCAGTATCCTATTAAAGCCACCTTCGCTTGTACCAGATATGGGTCTAAAATATCCTTCTATAGTCCAATCCCCATTCATTTGTAAATTAGTAGTAGGTACAACTATATGGCTATTATTAGTAGCATCAAAGTATATACTTCTTGAGCCCGCAGGTGCACCTTGTGCTACCGTAGGAATAGAATTAGAACTAACAATGTTATTGTAAGTAGTGAATATGCCTGTTTTTGGATTACTGATTGCTCCCGTTAAAGATTGTACCTCTGATGTTATAACATGGTTATTAACCGGCGATACAATATTATTCAATTTCATGAATAATGATACATTGCCGAGGTTATTGGTTCCTGTGCCGCCGTCACTAGTTAATGTAGCTGGTTCTGCAGGAATACTATAATTACTAGTATGTACGCATTCGCCATTAATAATTCGCAATCCAACTAATTTCCCGTCATAGCGTCCCTTGTTTGGTGTGGCGTCACCATATATACCAATATAAGAGCTGTTTGCTACGCCCGAATTATAATTGACTGTGTTGACAGCAGAAGTATCTAGTACACCATCACGATAAAGGGATAAAGTAGAACCACTTCTACCTATACCTACATGATGCCATAGCCCGTCTGCATAATCAAAATTTGATGAAAGGATGTTAGTATTTGAAAATATTTGTAATTTTTTATCAGTACCGGTTGCATTTAAACAAACATGGAAAGCACTAACTGAGCTTACGCTTCCTAAAGTCAATATACGTCTGCTGATAGTATCTCTTTTCCATTTTGTTGTGTTCATCCAAAAATCAATCCAAAAATCACCCGCTAAATCTAAAGCGGGTGATGCAGGCAATACCAAATAATTATTGCTGAATACACCGTTAAATTTCAAGGCATTATCGGTATAATTGGCATCTGCATTAATAGTATCGGCTAAACTAACCGTAAAAATACTACCTTCTTGAAGAATATTATTATTAGCCGAACCATCATAAACTCCAGATTTAATACCTTTTATTAATAAATTAGGTGTGGTTGTTAATTCAACTGCACCAGGACCTGTGGCACCTTTATTTGTTAATGTCAGAGATGTATTAGATGGCGTGAAGTCTTCTACATATAAAGCCTGTCCTTTGACAACACGCACATCGGCGATATATCCTTTACAAGCTTCTCCTATTTTCAATTTATCATTATCATTCGATAAATTTAATCCAGCAAAAAATGCTGATCTTCGTAAATTACCATTAACAAATAAACGATAAACATTATTTTTTCTTGACACTGCTATATGTGACCATTGATTGAGATAAGTACCTTCTGATTCCAATGTAACACTTTCAGTATTATCATTTCCTAATAAAACTTGCAATTTAGTAGATGTCGCAAATTTAATCATAATACCGTCAGCTAAATCACTACTATCTTGCCAAGTTAATAACGGAGCATGGTTGGCTGCAACGTTTGTTGGATAAAACCAAAATTCTACATTGAAATCTCCTGTACCAAAAGTAAATTCAGTTGTTCTTTCACTAACAGAAACTAAATCATTAGTGCCATCAAAATAAATACTACCTCCGTGAGTAACGGGATTATATGTTTCTTCTGGCATGAATGGGCTAAATTCTGCTGATGGCGCTTGTGTTAAAACAGCATTACCACCGAGTGTTGGATAAGTAATAACACTCGTTGGATTTACTGATGGATTATCGGCATACAACAAAACAACATTGGGAGCTATCGGTGTTACAGAAGGTGAGGCGCCGCCGTTACTTGTATTTGTAATCGTAGCTGTTGGTGGAGTAAATGTAGATGTGTAAAGCGCTTGTCCATTGGTCAATCTAATATCAGCTAAGTATCCGTCAAATATGTTTACAGGATCACCAAAATCGCCAAAAAGTCTTAATTTGCCAGCTGAGAATTCAGTAGTATCCGTAGTAGAAGCACTTAAACGACCATCTACGAATAGTGATAAAGTACCCGCAGATCTAGACACTGCTAAGTGATGCCAATTACTGTCTACACCATTCACAGCTGATATAGATGATAGTAAAATAGGCCCATTAGTCTTACCTAGGAAAGGTTTACCAGCAGATAAACCAAAACTCAATCCACCATCAAATATATTTAAAATACCTTGATTAGTAGCAGTATTTGACTTGACCCAACTTTCTACGGTAAAATCAGTTGAATTGCTTATATAGTATTTTTCAGATCTCGGTCTATCAATATAATCTAATGTTACGTTTTTAAAACTCCCATCATTGGGACCTACAATATAACTTCTGTAATCTCTAACGTATTCCTTCAATAAACAACAATTCCCGTTATTTGTAAATGTAGTATTACCACTGCCGTCGACAAATCCTACTTGAGATTTATTAAAATCTGCACTACTAGCTCCATTACCATCTATCCAAATTATGGCATCTTTATTATAATAATAAGTAGGTGCGGGTGTAAAATTTCCTGTATACAATGCTCTGTTATGTATACATATATTGTCCATAGATCCCTTGAAATATCTATCAACATGACCAAAATCACTACCTACCAATATTCTATCGGTCATGGATATTATTTGCCCGGTAGTAAGAGGTGCTGCGCTTACTGCTATTCCATTTACATATGCAGTTATAGTAGAATTGCTTACCTGTAATGCTATATCATATACCGTATTATAAGTCACTTGTGATTGCGGCACAAGTATCCACGGAGAACCACTTTGCCAGCTTGTGTTATTTTCAGAGTAGTAAAAAGCTATGCCCAAAGAAGTATCGCCTCTATGTGCAAGTAACCATGATCTGTAATTATCACCAGATCTATTACTCATGATTGTAGCCCACCCACCTGCCTTATCTGCATTAAGTTTAAATTTACACTGTATTGTAAAATTAGTTGGTGTTATATCAAATAATCTACCTATTCTAATATAGCTAAAACCATCAAAATTTATACTTCCTCTACCTTCAATATTGTTTGCTAGAATTCTGGGATCACCGCCAAGATGAATTTGTCTTCTATTCTTTTCATATATTATATCAGTATTTCCAGTGAAATTTAATAAGAGCTTTGTATTAAGCGTGTTCGCCAAAGGTTCATTTAATGGTGATGGTGTAAAGTTACTATTATATAATAAATTGTCTGTTATGCGAAAATTTTTAATTTTAATATCTTTTATAGTAACAGCTTCAGCACCTTGTTGTCCTTCTATTACAAATGAATTCCTATTTGTACCGCCTATTCTTTGTTTAGCGCCCCAATTCCAAATTTGTATACCTGTATTATCATTTCTCTGATCCCATTTTAATAAAAATCTATTTTTATATATTCCATTTATAAAAGCAGAAACATAGTTAGTGCTTGAACTACCACCCCCGTCAGGCCGTGAAAGAGCAATATGATGCCATGTATTTGGTGTTACTGTGCCTATATCATGGTACATTCCTACCCAGTCAGTGGGCGTATACGCCGGCAATCTATATTGAAAATTGACATAATAAAACTGCACAATATTGGTATTATTAATAAGTATAACAAATCTATTATCCTCGTTGCCTGAGTCAGCCCTCCCGTCCCATATTATATGGTATCCGTCTGTTTCATCATATTTGAAATAACACTCAAAAGTAAATGCACCATTTTGCGGTGATGGTATAAGTGTATCTAATGATAAATGCCCGTCGTTATAGAAAGAACCGATATTATCAACAAATACATTGTTATATGGTGATTCTGATTTGAAAATAGTCAAGGAA